AATATTATATTTTTTAATATACTTTGCTGGGTTAACAAGCCTATAATAGCCAACACCGCTATAATTTTTGTCTTTTGTGTTATTCCAAGAGCTGTCAATAAAAACTATTTTCATAATGTTTGTATAATGTTTTTTATTCCTTCTTCTAAACTAACCTTACAGGGAACTGGTTTAACTGGTGTGTCTTGTATATAATCACTTGGCTTGTCTTGATAAATTGGCTCTATGTTCGTTCCCAATACCTTGTTAATGGTTTTAATAATTTCATTAAAACTAGTATTTATTCCAGTGCCTATTTCGTATATACCCGTTGCTCTTTTTTCTACAAGTTCCATTATGTTATCAATTACATCATCAATATAAATAAAATCCCTTGTTTGCGTTCCATCTCCCCATATAACTGGCCTTATTCCATTTTTCATTTGTTTACACCACTGATAAATAATTGACGAGTATTCACCTTTATGACCTTCACCTGGTCCATAAGCAGCTGCAATTCTTAATCCCAAAGCATTTAATCCGTATCCATAATGTATTTCCTCTAAGCAAGCCTTACATCTTGAATAACTATTATTTTTATTATTAACCGTTGCACTAGATGGATAAACTAAGTATATATTATTTTCTTTACAAAGACCAGCTAATTCTAAAAAGGTATCAATAGTTTCTCTAAAACAATAATCTACATTTTTATTAAATAATATTACCGATGACGGTGAACCAAAAGCATAAATAATATTAGAATTTTTATTGGGGATTGTTTCAAACTTACCAATTCTTTTGGCTAATTCTTTACCAATAAATCCATTTCTACCGAGTAGGCAATTCATATTTTTTTCTTACTTCATTGGCTTGTCTAAGTTGTTCTGCCATAATTTTTTGTGTTATTTGGTCTTTATGAATAGTATAATAAGCCATTATTCTATTCCAAAAAACTGGTTTATATTTACTGCCTATTCTTAACCAATACTCATAATCACTAACTAAATCATTTGTTTCGTCCATTTCACCCATTTCTTCATAAACTTCTCTTTTCCAGTAAACTGAGGGCTGGGGAACAAAGTTTTGCTTTAATAATCTTTGATAACTCCACTCATCACCCCATATTATTCTAACATCTCCGTTTATCATTTCAATTAAGCCATATCCCCATTTATCATTATCTTTTAAGTTTTCACTAACAAACTTAAAGGTTCCTTCGGCTATTCTATCGTCATCATTAGCCCAAACAAATATATCACCTGTTGCCTCTTTCATTGCTTGGTTCATAGCGTCTGTTATTCCCCTATCTTTGTTCCAGATATATTTTATTCTGTCGTCTTTTGGAAGTAAATGCTCAATACTTTCTCCACCGTCTTTGATAATTATTTCAAAATTGTCATAGTCTTGTGATAATATGGCGTCAACTGCTCCCCTTATAAAATTAGGGCGATTAAATGTTGGTATTAGAACTGATATTTTAGGCTTCATATATTGCGTGATATAAATATTGTTTATCTTTGTCGTTTCTTTCTTTCTTAGAAAGAACACATTTTAAATCTCCAAACATTTTATTAACTTTTTCTTCGTTCCAAAGTTCGTAATGGCAAGGACTTAATTCATCATCAAAGTTAACTTCAAAATAAATCTTTCCACCCTTTTTAACGACTCTTTTTATCTCACTCGCCATCTTCTCTGGATTCGGTGTATGGTCTATTACATTTACACAAAATGCGTAGTCAAAGTATTTATCAGGAAAAGGTATATTTTCTCCACTAGCTTCAAGATATTTGATATTGTCTTCTTCGTGTCTTAATATTTGATTATAACCTTCCATTAAAGGGTCAATAGCTATAACTCTGTTTTCCATTCCGTGAAATACCGATATTAAACCACAACCGACATCAACTCCTATACCATCTCTATCAACTAAGTCTTTAAAGTATTTCATTTTTTCCTTAGCGTCTTGCTTTCTAAACTCTAAGTAATCTTCTTTTGTAGAGTAAAGGTATTTCCAAAAGTCAAGCTCATTTTTCTCTTTATTCTCCATATTTTGGGTCACGATATAATGGGCTTATAACACAAGGTATATTTAGTGCCATACAACTTTCAACTTTCTCCTCTATGTTTGGCATATTTATAACAAATAAATGGATTATATCGTATTGTTTTAATTCTTGTTGTGATATTCTATAATTATCTTTAACTATTGCCTCAACTCCTAATAAATTAAGATATTTAGCTGTTCTTTCTGCTTGTAAAAGGTCTCCACCAATTCCATCAACTGGTCTTGTCCATAATAATACTTTCATAGACTTCTTTTATTGACTTAGCAACTTCCTCCCACCTATACTTTCTCATTTCTTTTCTATGATTTACTTTTCTTCCATATTCTTTTGCGATAGCAAATTTAATTGTTCTTATATTATCGTATTCACATAAAGAAACATCTTCTGGTTTCCACTCTGAATGGTCTGTTAAAACTACTGGGCAGTTTTGAGCCATTGCTTCCATAACTGCTAAGCTCATAATTTCAGCTCTTGAAGCTAAGACCATAACCTTTGCGTGTTTATACATCTTAATAAGTTCTTCTTTGCCCATAGGGGGAAGTATAATACCACCTGCCTTTTCAACTTCCTTGGCGTAATCTTCGTAAAGTCTTTCGCCAACGCATATATATTTATAACCTAAGCGTTTACAAGCCTTCGCTACTGCTAATTGACCCTTAAAAGGTTCTATTCTACCAACTGTTAAGACATAATCTCCGTGTATATTCTTTGTTTTAATGTTCTGAAACCAAAAGTCATCTATTCCATTTGGTATTATACTTATAATATCGTCTTTTATTTTTAATTGCCTTTTTGCTCTATCAACTTCTCCTTGATTTAAGAATATTGCTTTAGCACAATTATCAATCATTATTTGTTGTTTGTCGTAATTGACGAATTGGTCTGTTTCTGCGTAAATCATAGAACTTATCCAAGGTTTTTTATGTAGATTAGCCATCCAGCAAGAATAAGTCGCCCAAACCATCGGAAAGTTAAAGTTATGAACAATGTCAAACTCTCTTATTCTTAATGCAGGTCTTAATAATCCGCTTTCAATAATTTCTACTCCAACTCCAAGCTTTTCTAATTCTTCAGCAGTTCGTTCCATTTGGATATAGTCACCACCAATCCAAACATCTTTCGGCCTATTAGTAAAAAGAATCTTGGTCATAAATCTTTTTCATTACAGGTCATTAACTCTATAAATCCAGGTTCATTATTCCATAGATTCATAAAGTTTTGAGCCATTGATAAAACTGCTCCAACCGTTCTGTGTGGCCTGCCATATTCATCTTTATAATCTGGGTCAAACTCTTCCTTTACTTCTTTTGATGGACAAGCACAAATATTAACCATTTTACCATTATAGTTATAAGCAATTTCTACCACATCGGTTACACCATATTGTGAAAGGTCATTAATAACAATATTTTTATCTATTTCTTTCAATTTTGTTTCTAATTCTTGTATTGTCATATTATTCACACGCCACGCTTGAGTATATCGGCGTGTCTGAATACTCAAGCGGGAACAATATTATTTTGTTAATTAAGCAGTAGCTCCACTCTTGATGGCAATCACCCAATCAGAATTCAAAACTTTGGCAACAAAATAAGCTTTCCAACCAACAGTAGAATACATATCTAACGGATTAGAAGTGTCATTTGGACCAGGAGTTTTGATAATAATTCGGCTTTCGGGTTGACCCTCTAGGCTTAACATACCATAAGCATTTTTACCAAACACATAAGTATGATAAACCGTAGTGGTTGAACTCTGAGTTACCTCGTTATTGGTTTCAACAAAACGCACACCGTGTAAAACACCAACTTGACCATTTTTGTAAAGTTCATTGTTTACATAGGTGTTAGCGTTTAACCATTCGCTATTACCACGTAAGTCATAAGCAGCACTTACGGGAATAACAGCACGAAATAGCCCATCATCAAAAGTTTTGGCTTTGTTTTTCTTTAACGTGCGGACAGCCTTACGAATTTCAGCACCAGTTAAGGTATCAGTGCTTTCTACTGCACTTAAAGCAGATTTACCGCCAGCAAGCTGAACGGTAGCATTAGCAGATAACTCAGCAGCAATTAAGGTATCTAGTGTTTCACCAGCATTTTGAGCCATCACCTCAACGTGTTCTTTTAATCCTTCGTCAAGAGAAGTCATATCAAACAGAGATGAAACAGAAGAATAATTGCCATATTCAGCGATAGTGGCTGAAACAATAGTGCTAGACATCGCAACACCAGTTAAGGAGCTAGAACCCTCACTTAAAGGACTAGTAGCAACTGGTAACGGTGAAAAGCGATTAAAGTAAATAGTCTTACCACTATTTTTTGGCATTACCTTTTTTTGTGCACCGAAATCGTATTGTAGGGCAAGTTCAGCACGGTCTAGAAATACCTTATCATAATAGATTTGCATCAAATTAGATAAGGTTGAAGTAGTAACATTAGCAGCCATACAAATTATATTAACTTAACATCGTAATCAACTTGTTAATAATTAACAAGAACTCGGGCATCAGTTTTTAACGATTACGCTTTTGGCAGTATTTTTTCCAGCTCTTCTAACGGCATATTTTTTAGCTGGTCAGCGGTATATTTCTTCTCAATATCCGACTTTGTGCTGTCAACATCAACAACTGCTGATTCGGCTTTTGCCTTCTCACGCATAATGTCAATGGCTGACTTCACATAAGGATTTTCAAGAGCTTTCTTGCCACCATAAGGTCTTAGAAAATCAATTTCTTCGTCACTAAAACCTTCTGTTTTTAACTCCAGCCTTTCTAATTTGTCGTTAACATCTTCTGAATGTGATACTGCCTGCCCTTTAAGATTTGATGACAACTTGGCTAGGCGAGCATACAATTTCTTGTTTTTCTCCTCTAGCTGTTTCTTTTCCTCAAAAACTCTTTGATAATCTTCAAGGGTGGGAGTATTGTCATTGTTGTCATCGTTGTTGTTTTCTCCCACATTGTCGTCATTATCGTTGACGTCCGCATCATTTGAAGAGTTGATGTTCTCAATGTCTAATTTTTCTGACATATTTTTGATTGCTGTTTACGACAGCTCGTTATGGAACTTTTAAAGGGTGTTCCTTTAACCCGAATATAATTATTTCTAATTATTCCATTGAATCTTTATTGTTAACTTCTGATATTTCTTTAGATTCAGCTATTACCTGAGCATCCTTCAAAAACTTATCAATTAATAAATAAAATTGTATTTTTGCCTTTATTTCCCCCTTAACGCCTCTATTTAAATCACTTAAATCAACATTTTGAATGTTTAGCAGGGGTTCAATGTATTCTCTTAACATTTTATCTACCAATTTCCAATCGGGGTCTTGAAATAATCTTTTTAGTTTTATTAGTTGTTCTGAACTAAACATATATTTTTAATTTTATACTGCTACTTGCGGACTTTCCTGATTAACTGCTTGAGCTGGCTTTCCTTTAATAGGAGCTGGAGCCAATAACTGCTGTGGTGGTTGTTGTGTTTGCTCCGTCTGTGTTTTTTCTAGATTGGCAATTTCTATTTTCATCGGGCTAACCCCAACTCTTTCAGCATATTCATAAAATAACGTCCTGATAACTGGGTCTTGTAAAATTGCTGGATTACTAGCTAACGCTTGAAATATAGCAAATAAATTAGAAGTAATCAACTGGCTATCTTCCTGTTCATTTTCAATGTTAATGTCAAAAGTAAAGTCAGCATCTTTATAAAACCCATCTTTAATTAAAATAAATCTATCGGCTCCCATCTCTTTTAACTGATTTGAAATATCTTGTCTAATGGTTTCCATTACTTGCTCATCTATATATTGTCCATCTAATAATAAATCAATAGCTCTTCTATTAGAAAGCTCTTTGACAAAAGCGCTATCTAATTTGGCTAATTCTTCGGTTGAACCAGTAAAATGTAAAACGTGTTCCAATGTTAAATCTTTTATGGCCTGCGGTATGATTAAGTCAGTAAAGAAAAAGCGAAGCATATTAGCTAGATTTTCCCGCTTTACTCCGTATACTGATTTAACATTTCTATCCTGAATGACGGCATTAGTGGCTGGCATTGTAGCTGGTAAACTTTCGCCACGAGTAGCATCAAAAGAAAAAGTAAGTTCTTTTGCCTGACTAATATATTTTTGTTCTTCTTGGGTAAAGGCCGATAAGTTTCTTTCCTCGTTAGCTAATGGAACCAAACCGCCGTTTTGCCCCGCCATTATAACTGCTCCGTTTGGTAAATCCCTTAATACATTCTTAATAATTGTTTGGTCTTGCGTTTGAAAAATGTGCTTTGAACTTATACTCATTGATTCTCGTTTCTCATTAGATAGCTCATTAACTCTTTCCTGTATTTGAAATAAATCTTCAATAACACCAACACCGAGCCATCTTCCGTCTGTTTTATCATAATGAAAATCTTTAAACGGATACTCACCTAACCATTTTGACTTAAAAAGAATAACTCCTTCTTCTTTAATAACGGTTTTACCATCTTCACCAACACTAAAATTATCTACACCAGCGATAATAAATAATGACCTTACCATTTCTTCGTTTTCTTTCGGTTCTGTTCCGTCTAACCAAGATTTAGGCACTTCACCATAACGTTCATATATTTTAATAAGAGGAGTTGATATAACCTGATTTAAGTTTCCGTCTTGAATATAAGATTGCGGAGCATTGTGAACATAAAACTTATTAATAACTTCTTCAATATTCTCCCAACCATCTTTTGCCTTAGCTCTAACCTGTGTAGGCGTTAAATTGTGTTCTAAAATAATAAACCTTGAATCAGTAATTGTTTCTACGGTTTGGTCCAAAATTAATCTACGTAAATCTACGATTTCAGCACCTTTCTTTGTTTTCTTTAATACAACTGAGCCATAAATGGGAGCTTTCTCGGCAATTTTGTTTAGGGTTATGGCTACCTTGTT